GTATCGCTAGTAGCGTTGGTCTACAGAGTTCTGTTGGGAAGACTTATTTTACAAATAAGTTTTCCGTTATGAATTCCGTTCTTTATGATTACTGTCTTCAAAGTCCTGATGGAGACGTATTGATACCTAAGTCTTGGGAGCATGGGATAGCTCTCAAGAACGCCGGATATAAACATATCTGGGTTGAAAGGAAATACGTGAACATGGGCCTGTTATATGGCTATAACAGATCAAGTTCAGAATCTGAGGTCCTAGACCTCGGGGGAGAACTTGGAGTAAAGCATAAAGAATTACATAGAATGTGCCCTTCGGAGATTTGGTCGGATGTGCATTCCCTCTTCTTGAAGAAGCACCTTGCAACTCTTAATTTGTATCCACATATACCCTGGTATATTCCAGAATGGTTGGGCGGAAGGGGGCTAGTGCCCCCGGAAGACCATGTGTATACAAATCGAGACTTGCACGGTGCTGCTGTCATACGTTACAACTATGCAGCCAAGAAGCCGAAATTGAGTTTCGATCCAAAGACTTGGTTCTGTTATGATCTAGTAGTAGACCAAGTGAAACAAACTGGACTTTCTGACTGTGAGCACACCTTTATAACTGTAGACGATGCTAACCATCCCGTGAGGGACGGCTGTCAAGAGGTCTTGAACTGGATGTTAATAGGGCTCCTTTTTAGTACAACTAAAAAGGACCTTTTTAGCAAAAAGCCCGAGCTCTCGAAACTGTCGAGCTTTGTACACAAAGCTTTCGAGTTTAATCAACGTCTATGGTGTAAAGCTGTAAAGAAGGAAGCTGATATTAAGCCCATGCTCGCAGAAGAATTGCTTAGAATCTCTTACAAAGATTCTATTCCTGTGTTCTGTAAAGCCACATGTCCATTTAACTAGACTCGGACCTCTGTGCCTGACGGCATAGCCGATCTGATAGTTGGATTACCCTAGTAGCCACCTGTTGCATTTCGTAAAATGTTAGCCGGTGTGGAGTGAAGACGTATGAGAACTATTGGAGCTATGAGCAGCTTTTTATTTTTTAAGATCCCTAGATCCTGTCCGTATCATATAATTTTACATTAATAGGAGTATTTTTGTGAAATTATATGTTAGAATTGGATGGTCGATTCTCCCAAGCACGTAGTACGCTACGTGTGGACGGAGGAAT